AGTTCTAATTGGGGGCAGAGACACCGTAAACGCTCTAGATGGGGTTTCCTTTTACAGCCCTCAAACTAACTTGTGGGGCGTAAACAGAACCTTGTTGCGGGCACGTTTCCAACACCAATCAATTCAACTAAGTGAGTATAAGGTGTTGGTTATTGGTGGTAGAACGGACACCATGCATCCGTATGCCCCTATCGGCGTAAGCACCAACATAGACCTCTTTTCTATGACCAAGGCTCTCAACACTTGTGAAGTAGTCTCATTAAATGATGAAACTGTTTCAGCAGCTTCCATGACTTACGCCAGGTTTGCTTTTGGAATAACTAAGTTGCCTGATGGTAGGATTTTGGTTGTCGGTGGGATTGGTTATAACCCAAGCACGGCTGATGTGAATATCTTGAGTTCTGACAGACGACGCTGTGAGTTAAATTCAGTAGAAATTTATGACCCCGTTTATGGAACTTGGTCAGTACTGCCAAGTACCCTAGAGTCACACTCGTATTGCTTGTGTGAGTATGTAGCTTCCGAGAACAAGGTTTTTGTGTTTGGTGGATACTCAAGTCAACTTATTGAATATCTAGACTTAGATGATATGGTCTGGAAGCGCTTGCCAGACAAACTCTCTACCGCACGGGTGTTTGGGGCCGGAGCGTTAGCTAGGGACGACGTACCTATCCTAAGTGGCGGGGCGGATATTTTGCCAGACCCCGACCCAGTAACTTCAAGCGCAATACCCCTAACGGGTTCGGCAACTTTAGGGATTGCTTCCTATGGAGGGAGTGACGCTGGCTTAGAGGGTTCCCACAAAGTTCTAGGGGTTAGTGGAACTCAATTTACTTTCCAGAGCTTTGGGGCCTACGCTACTGCTTCTGGTGGTACAGTTATTGCAACCAAGGTCCCCAGCGACCCAAGGGTCAACGGGCCTTTTATTTATGATAACTCTGGGGTAGCCATCACAGGTATTTACTCAACTACTACTTCCACTATAGAAGCCGGGTTTGGTCGGGGTTCTGTTGGAGTCTCTAGTTTAGCAGGTTTCCCTGAGAATGGTTGGGTTGTTTTTAACTTCGGGTGTTCCAATCAAGTTGGGCCAGTACATTACCATTCTTTAACAATCAATTCCGTAATTTTTGATTCCAATTTCAAGTTTTACACGGAAGTACCTGTTGCTTCTGAAATTAGGGTGTTAGATGGGAAGTCCGCTTATGTCCCCCCAACTTCTTTGAACGGGTTCCATTTAACGGCAAGTGAAGCTGGGCTCCTAGCTGCTAAAAGTTTCTTAGATAAAATCTCTGCAACTGGGATAGACCTCGACGTGACTGTGCGTTATCCAGGTGATCGGGGACTTGGAAATGAAGGGCGGCCACTTAGCGGTAGCCTTAAAGTTTCGGACATCATTGCTCTGTACGGTGGAGATGAAACGGACTTAGTGGTACAAGAGGCGAGAAATGACACCGTCTAGACTAACAGTAGGGTCGCATGTTGTCTGTTACATTAATGGTAAAATGTACAGTAAAGTATCGTCCGTTCAGCTTAGGATGACATCTACCAGGCGCCATCTTCATACCATTGATACTTTACAGCCAGCGGAGCTTGTCCCCTTAAGTACAGAGGTTGGGGGGACTTTGACTGTTTATAAATTAAAAAACGATGGTGGGGTTGAGGGGGCTGGTCTTGCGGCAGAATTCAAAAATTTAGTGATGGGGAAAAATTTTAGTTTAGCACTTGTAGATAGATCGACCGATACTGTTATTTTCAATTTTCCCCAATGTAGCGTTGAGTCACAGAACTGGGATTTTAACACTAAGCGTTATGTTGTTGGTCAAATCGGGTTTAGCGCACTGAGTTGGAATAACGAAACTGGGGCCACGTAACAATCTTTGTTCTAGGAACGATTTAATCAATAAAATAGGGGTATGTAATATACAATGGCTATCGAGCGTCAATGTAATTGGTTAGGACAAGGCCGCGTGGATGCCCCATTTTTGCGCAGCATTGAAAGCGCCGCTTGTAACGATTTCGACCAAGTTGCAAATACGTTAACTGGTGGAAGTCCCCAGGTAGTCAAAGGCTTTATTTTTCCAACAGTTACAATTGGGCAAGCTTCCGATACTCTAGTTCTTATAACGGCTGGCGGGGCTTTAATAAATCCGGCTGCGTCCGAAGCTGGTTCATTTTTTATAGTTCCTGCCGACAGGCTCCCTGAAGTTCTAAACACCACCAACCCCAAGGTCCAGGGTTCTTTTACCCCAAACAGTTCTAACTACATTGGGATTGATCTCATAAGAAAAGCTGACCCGACAACCACCGATTTAGTTCAGTTCAATAATCCGGACACCAATCAAGAGACAGGCATTAGGGTGCCTCTTGCTCGTACTCTCGATTACCGTATTGTAATTAACACTAGTGATTTTTCTCTAAACCCCACTGTTTGCCCCATTGCAATAGTAGTAACCGACAGTTCCAATCAAGTTGTTTCTGTTGAAGATGCTCGCCCACTAATGTTCAAGCTGGATTCTATTTGGGGATGGCCTGGGGGTAGGGACGAGACTGTAAGTTCTAGTGCTGGAGAAACCCATTCTTTCAAGGACTGGATGGATTCAGTAATGACGCGTTTGTGGGAGTTAGGAGGTGGGGAAGCATGGTTCGGCGATACAGCTGATCGGAACGTCCAGGTGCTCTACACAGAAGTTTTCACAAGCACGGGGGAGCCTTACGATACAATTACATACGCCGGTAATGTTTTATGGAAAGGGGTTAGTTTTCTTTTTGATAATTCTACTGGCCACAGAAACGATGTAGCGGATCAATTAACGGCTGTCTCGGGTTTAACTGACCTGAGTTTAGATGGAGACTGCATCTATGTAGACCTAGATCGTTCTCAAGACCGTCTGGCCAGTGGAAGTCCGATAGTTGCTCAAAAAGGCAATTTAACGACCTTAGGAACTAGTAGCCCCCCGGGTTCTAGGTATGTATTGGTGGCTAGAATTGGCACCTATTTCTTTACCCGTGGCCAATATCTTCCGATTGGCTCTTTATATCGCGCCGCGACCACCTCTGCCATTGGCGGCGTCAAGCTTAACGCTACCCCGCCAGATAGTTCGAATCCTTATGTTGCCACTATGACTAATGCAACTAGTAAAGTTGTTGGTGCTGGCGGAATTTCAAGAGAAGGACTGAGCGCCGGGGACTTGACGATTGGTGGTGTAGGGAGCAGTGACCACAACATTATCCTCCAAACCGGGGGGAATGCCTACTCTACTTACGTATTTGGCTATCAAAGATTTAGCACTGGAACCGTTCCGGCCTTTACGATTTCTCAGTATGGAGCCATAGGTCACTATCCTGATGCAAGGATTTTGGGTCTTAAAGCTTCCTTAGACGGCAGTTCTTCACCTATTAACAAGGTGTATGTAGATGCCCAGGGAGCTATTGGGCAAGCTAACGTAACGTCGTCTCCGACTCCACCGACTGGTACCGAAATCAGCGCTGGTCTTAGGTCTGTCCAATTTATTAGACCTTCAAAGTATTGGAAAGCAAACGTGGTTGTTGCTTACGATGAAGCAGCTGGAGTAGATATTAGCGATTCCTATACCGTAGGTACACACAGTGGTCAAAAGCGAATTACATCAAGGTTAGATAGTGCGGCATTAGTAATTGATGGAGTCGCTCCAAACAACGGAGATCGAGTTCTTTTTGCTACTGACGATGCTAATGCAGGTATTTATGTAGTAACCGACAAAGGGAGTTCCAGCACACACTGGATTTTAGATAGAGCCTCTGATTTCTTAACGACTAGTAATGTCAGCCAAGGCTTTGCGGTTTACGTGGAAGATGGGGATTTAGTTGGTGGGCAAAACTATGTGTTAGACACTTTGGACCCCATTACTTTAGACACAACGGCTTTGTCTTGGAATCTTACTGACCCAAATGTTACCGACCAATCTTGCATCAAATGGGGCGATGGTACGGTAAGTATTGTGGCCGAATCACCTCCTTATTCTTTGGAGTCCTAATGAATAAAAACACTGCTTTCCCACCCTTTTTCAATGGGGACGGGAGTGATGGCCGGGTTATCATAAACGTACCGACTACTTTAACTTCCACCCAATTCTATGATTCACTGGTGATTAAGAACACCTCTTTAGCTGTTGGTGGGTACAGGATTTTTTCTAAAGGTTTAGTTAAGGTGTCCCGATTGGGTTCCATTAATGCCGATGGCCAAGTCCCTACGTCGATTAATTCTGGTGGAATTGGAAATGGTGGAATTGGTGCGGCAACGAACGAGTTGGGGGGTGGAGGAGATGGGGGGGCGCATACTGGCGACACAGTGCTTCATCCAGGCGATGTAAGTCCAACCGTAACTAGTTTAGGTGGAAACGGAGGAAGCGGTGGTGGTGGGAATGGGGGCCAAGCTAGATGGGTACTAGGTAATCGAGCAACGAAAATCCACTATTTCGATCCTATGTATTCTGGTTTCATCAAGAGCTTGCTTTTTACCAGTGAATGGACTACTGTTTCGTCCATTGTTTCCGGTGGTGGTGGAGGTGGATGTGGCGACGGTGGGCATGAAGGTCTACCTGGTGGCGGTGGTGGTGGGGTAGTGTGGATTTCTGCTGACACAATATGGCTAGGAAACGACTCGTTGATTTCTGCTAAAGGTGGGGCTGGAGCTGGGAACTATACTTCTGGCCCAAATACCGATGGTGGTGGAGGTGGGGGAGGCGGTGCAATTCTATTGTTTTGCAATAACCTAATTAATGATGGTGGCTTATTAGATGTCAGCGGTGGAACTGGAGCAACTGGTTATGGTGCTGGGACCAATGGAGCCAACGGTGACCCAGGAATTATAGTGGTTTTCACTCCTAAAGGTATTCAAATTTCTACTTCAGGTACTCTTTCCCCTGTAGGTGTTTAAAATGACCCTCGACGATTATGGGACTCAGGCTCAAGGCATTTTAACGGCATCTTCGGACGACGTTCAACAGCTTCTAAAGCGTATCAAAGCTGAAGGTTTATACCCTCCATTTTTAACTAAAATTTGCGATACGCTCCAAGCTTTAGTTGATGACGGCAATTATTTTTGGTGTACTTGTGGAGAAAGAACTTTTGCCGAACAAGACGCGTTGTATCAAAAAGGTAGAAATGGGAATAGTGGTCACATCGTAACTACAGTTTCTGCTGGACAATCAGCCCATAATTACGCTATTGCCTGTGATTTTGCTTATGACTTAGATCCCAACACGCCCGGTTTGCAACCTTCCTGGGACGTTAAGTATCTAAGGCTATTGGCTGACAAAGCTGTTGAGAACGGACTTGATGCGGGCCTAAATTGGGTCTCATTTACTGACGGACCACATATCCAATTTGGAATTCGTGCCAAAGGAATTTCTCCTAGGAACCAGCTTTTAAATGCTTATCATAAAGGCGGGAAGTTGGCTGTGTTTGAATACTTAGACGCTCAAGAGTGGTAATGAATGACGCCTGCAGACAAAGAAGCTCTTACGAAAGCTCTGGCAGGCCTGCTTTCCGTCAAATACGGGTCTTGGGAAGAGTTAGCTGCCCGTTGGGCTAAGATTCTATCTGATTTGGACATAATGGGCCCAGAGGGTGCTACTGGCCCTACTGGGGCTGAGTGGTGGGAGGGTAACGGGGACCCCGGTTCGGGACTTGGTGTTGTGGGGGACTTTTATTTAGATTTAGGTGGGTCCCCTGGAGATCGTTCTTATTCAACAAAATGGTTTGAAGGTTCTGGGACTCCTTCAGATATCTTAGGTTTAATCAATGACCTTTATCTCGATATTTCTACTGGGGATATTTATGTAAAAACCGTTAGTGGATGGGGAACTCCTGTTGGAAATATTGAAGGGCCATCTGGGCCCATTGGGCAAACTGGGCCCACAGGGTCTGCTAGTACCGTAAGTGGTCCAAATGGTCCTACAGGGGCTACAGGGCCTATCGGGCAAACTGGGCCTACAGGAGCCGCTAGTATAGTCAGTGGACCTACTGGCCCTACTGGGCCTACGGGCCTCACGGGGACTACTGGGGCGACAGGACCAACGGGGGCTACGGGGCCCATCGGGCAAACAGGGCCTACAGGAGCCACCGGGCCCATTGGGCAAACAGGGCCTACTGGGGCGACAGGACCAACGGGAGCTACCGGGCCCATTGGGC